AGATACCGGCGATGCAAACATGATGGCTAAGGTAATAGAGAAGATGGTAACGTTTAGCCAGACTAACCCAGGCGTTGCAATAGACCCAGAAAAATTAGTCGATTCAATAGAAAAACGTTACAAAGACCGAGCTCTTGCCAATATAACTGGTGGCATGGGGCTTAACAAAAACTTAATTCCTCAGTTAATGCCGATGCTTGAGTACGGCGAGCGATAAAAAAACCCCGCCGAGGGGGCGGGGTATCAAGTAATACCTAAAGGAAATGTAGTCAAAACCCTGGCTACGACTGTATGATACTACTTAATACGCCATACTCGCAACCCAGTAATACCTTTCTCCACAACAATCTGGGTCTTTATCTTAAATCTAAGGCGTTTTACAGTCCTTTTAATTTGTTCTAAAGCGTGACTGTGGTCTAAGCACGGTATAAAAAACGACGAGCCGACCACAAAATTACGCCAATTAACTCTGAAGCTCAGCCCGTGGATCAGCATCAGGTACGCTCTTAGCAGCCTGTATATAAGACTCGGCATCCTCAAAGTGGTGGCTACCCAAGTCAAAGATGTGCACATACACTGGGCCCGATGCAATCTTGGTGCCTTTAGATAAGCGCTTTTTAGTCTGCCCTATATAGGCTTTGTCGGCTTCAAGACCCTTCAAAATGTCCTTGAGGGTAATCTGCTTCTCGCTGCAGTAGGAGCGTAGCTTATTTGAGTTTATATAAAGCCGTTTGGTATCTGGCTCGATGCGTATAAACAAATCGTTAAACTTTGGCTCGACTATGGGTAATTGTTCCATGCCAGACCTAGAGTCCGCTTCGTTATTTATAACCAATACTGAGGCACGATGCTCGTTAATAAACTCGTTAATTACACTGCTTTGCGTAGCTAGCGGAGCCTTAACTTCATTACGCATGATCTCTACTTCTTTGACAATCCAGTCGTAAACCCGCTTAACGTCAAAGTCAATGATCTTCAAATCCTTGGCAATTAGACCCCCTGCAATATTGCAAGCAATCACAGCCGACCAGAACCGCTCTCTACTGGTTAACCCTAATGCTTTATCAAGGCGTTGTTGCACTTGCATAACTAGGTCAATAGCCTCTTCCAAGTCGCTAACAAGATATTTAGCGTACTCGACACCTGCATGTCCATAGTTACCGTATAACTTACCAAAGATTGCATCGGCTTCTTCTTTAGTCAGGTTACTTGTTAAGTCAATCCGATACTCCAAGAGGCGCATAAACTCGCCATCAGGCGTGGACTTTAACGAAGATAGCTTGTCATAGAACGATGCGTTTGAGCTGCATAGAGCCATGGTTGCCCATTTGGTGTGGTTTATACGCTCGGCGTTGTCGTGCTGTTTCATACGGTTCTTGCCCCGCCCCTGTGACAGGCTATAGGCTAAGTCTGAGAAGGCATCCCCGCTAAGCTTAGTAATCTCGTCTATGGTGGCAGGTAGGTTATTTAGGATACCCATGCGGTGGATAATAGAGTTGATTGTGTCCTTCCATTGCATCATTAGTTCTTCAGGATGACCCCATACGCTATTGCATGCCTTAAGGATCGTAGACTTACCGGTGCCTGAAGTGTTGTTGATGAGATTAATAATTGCACCCTTAAGGTTCAAGTGTTTAAGCAACGGGGCACCAAAGGCAGTAAATAAAGCAAAGGCGTGCGGTTCAAATCCTGGCTGGTTATACGTTTGTATAACTTTTTTCCATTCATCGTAGCTACCTGTTGGCTTTAAAAACTCAGCAAGCGCCCCAGTGGATGCAGACGGTGGGCTATAGCTAACTTTATTTGCTGAAATTTCTTGATCCCCAAGAATAAACTTGGCGTTGTCATCTGTCCAACCAAACTGATTTCTCATAATTTCTACCTCTGATCTATGTTGAAGTTCTTTTGTAAACGTAATAATGTATGCCATTATCTTTTTCATTTGATCTGAATTTGCCACAACCCCATGCCAGCCGAGCCGTTCTTTAAGCTTCTCGGTAGTCATCACGTCAACTACAGGCATAGCAAACTCACGCAAACCATCTTTGGGTAAATGCAGTCTTAACCAAATACACTCGCCACGAGATGGGTCATGTAGCCGCTTAACAATATATAAGTCGTGTTCATAAATATTAAACGCATCTACGTTGCCATCTTCGTCTTTGTGCTCTACATAAACGCCACCATTCTTCCCCCTAAAATACGGGAACGGGTACGTTGGTATATCGAAAACTTCCTTCTTACCATCCTCCGTCTTCTCCACGATGACATTATCTTCTGCAGCAGCAATTTCGGATCCGAGTTGAATCGGCGACGATATCTTGCCCTTGTGCTGGCAGCCCTCACACCCTTGAGAATTAAGCTTCTCGAACGTTTGACATGTATACGGCCCCTTTGTTTGATTCGCCTTACGTTCCGTGTTCTCCGGTGAATACTCAGGGTGGTTCTTTGATATTTTATGGATTGCGTCATCTTTATCTACACAGGCTGCTGCTACTGACAAGCCTGCTCTCCAGAGTGGTTCTTCGATTGTGTCTTGGTTTACTGCAATATTCTCAAGCTGAGCACAGCCCTGCCCATTCATGGTCTTAATCATGATGGTTTTAAATCGGCTTTGCTTATTACCTAGCAGTGCTTGAGTCATCTCATTGAGCTGACGTGGCATCCAATCAGGTGCAATTAATACGCCAATATTTTGTTTAATAGCCTCAAACGATAGCTCTTTAGATAAAGCTAGTATTTCTACTGGGAGCGGTGGCTCCTGTTTAAAGTTAAATGTTTCAGGTACCCGCAGTATTGAGGCATTGTCTGCGGTGCGTGACGGGTCAGCTGCAAAGCCATGATCTTCGCATAGTGCTTTTAACCGCTCGGCTACAGGCTTCCAATCTTTACGATTAACTACTTCCTGTAATCTCCAATAGGCATGTATACCACGCCCTGAGTTAACAATGGTTGGCAAAGGCACATTGATCTTACGGCAGAACTCTTTAAGAGCACTAAGTCCTGCAGCTTGATCTTCATACGGCTTACCTAATCCACAATCAACGTCAATCCAAAAAGCTTTAATAAGGTTGCCATTTGGTTGGATACGTCCTTGCTTTGGGTCGTCATACTTAGCACATGCAAAATAAGCATCATACTTCTCAGCTACCAGCGTATTCACTTCAGCTTCGACATCTGCCAAAGTCTGAAAGAAGTTCTGTCTTGGTGGTTTATCGCCTTCTTGCCGCAAGCCGACTGTACAATACCAGCCTTCTCCCTCGGGCGGCAAAACTGCTACCAATAGGTCTCTGATTGCCATTAGTTATATTTAGTAAGTAGTTTTTCTATTTTCCTAACTTTGTCTTTGCTGGGCATACCAACTCCGGTAAACCAGTTGTATATAGTCATGCGGGTTACGCCTAACTTTTGAGCAATGGTTGTTACCGGAATATCGTTGGTAATACAATACCGCCCAAGCTGGACCCCGATGTTTTCAGGATCAGCAGCTTGGTTGGCTTTTACAAGACGAAAGCTATACCCTCTAAGACTCATGCTGTGTCGTCATTAGACCAGTCACCCATTACGGCTTTAAGGTCACGTTTAGGGGCAGGCTCGGCAGCTTTCTTATCAGCACGCTTAGTTGGCTCAGGGATTGGAGTTGCCTCAACTTCCACAGTTCCAGTCTCAGCTTTTGCCACAGGAGCTTCTAACTTTTTAACACCATCGGCTTGGGCTACAGTCATTGTGATAGCAGCTTTAGCAGTCTTGGTTTCGCCTTGCTTCTTAGCTACTTCCCATTCATGGCGCTCTAAGAATCGCACTGGACGGAAGAACAATTTGCCAACTGTTGAGTCTTCATCAAAGCGCATCTCAGTAACAAGCATGTTTAAGTTGTAGCCTTGTGAGCCAACATAACGTACGTACTGATCGAATGGCATATGATCTAAATCGCCTGGTTTTTTGGAATCATAAAAGATTGACTTAGACTGCAAAGTCATTTGGTATACATCGCCGCTCAAATCCGAAGCAAGAGACACAGCAACTCTGCGATTCTTACGGCATGCTTTAGTAGCACCAGGACCTGAACCAGCTATATCTTGAGGGCAGTTCATGCACATCTGACTTTGTGGCTCCTTAATAGAAGCGTCAGGGCGCTCGCCGTCATTAGACCAGCAATCAGGTGGGGCAGCTTCGGCTTTGGGATCCCATGCCTTAGCATAAAATGTACGGGATACGTTGGGAGAAGCGTTAACAATAACGACTTCCATTTTGTCATTACTGCTCTTAGAAATTTCAGAGCCGTTTACTTTTAGTATGAACTTATTATTGCCAAGGGCAATACGTTTTACACCTGTACCACCACCCGTTAAGGCACGGGTTACATCATCAAGTTCTACCTCTTTGAGGTAGTCAGGTAATTGCTGGTTAAACAAAGCGACGTTGCTCATCATTTTCTCCTAGTTACGATAATTGCGTATGTGCTATCCACGTTTAAGCCGGCGGGATGCAAGTCCGGATTCTCTTCCAAAAACTGCTTCATATTGGTTTGTTGAATTCTTCTTTCCAATAACTCAGGGGCATTGTGTTCCAAAATAAACTTATGGAAGCGCTCCCAATCATTGGTTGTATAACGTTGTTTGACACTACGTCTAGCCGAACCGTGTATGGTTTTTAAACTAGTAGCACCAATACCTTTGAGGATGTCGAGCAGTTCTGTTTGTACAACATCCATCTGCTCTTCTAGCTCGGCTTTCTTAGCCATGTAACTTCTGTAGTTATTTTCTAGGGCATCACGTATCTTTAGGTAAACTTCTACAAGTTTTTCAGAGGACACGTCGCCTTGGACTTCTTGTTCCATATAAATTCCTTTAGGTTAAAAACGCTGGTCTGTGCCAGTTAAATCATATTATAACTATAATTTGACTTTGTCAACTATTATCAAGCTCTTGTTTGTACAAGTCAATTATTTTTTCATGAACTTCTAGTTTATTTTGCAACATTTGGTACAACCTAGTCTCTACGGGACTACCCTTAATATGCACTACAGTCATTGGGTTCTTTTGTCCTTGACGGTGTATGCGTGCATTAGCCTGCAAGTAAGTCTCTATTGATGT